ATTGATCTTTGGTCTGCCAATCCTCCTTACCCCATTTCTTTAAAGATTTTTGCTTCTTTCCTTCACCTCCTTTGTACCCGCCACCAGCTTTCTTATACTCGGAAGCAACGAGCTGTGCTTTACGCGCAGACCACTGACCAGGCTTACCACCTTTCGATCCTTTCATGACACGGTTTTTAATCCGTTCACGAAGTTCTGGTTTTGTATATTTACTATCGTCTTGTGCCATTAGCTTACACGCTTAATAGTCATCGGATCACTAAAGAAATTGGCGTTACCAAGTAAGCCACCGGCTTGTCCCATTTGAGGGCCGCCATACATGGAAGCCATTGGAGAAGGACCCATGAAGCTGTCAGCTAAAGGAAGTTGTGGGCCAGTCCTACGTAAGAACGTATCTGCTTCATTAGGATTATCTGTACCTCTACCTTTGTCATAAATTTTCTTTTGTCTCATTTGATTGCGATGAGCTGCAGGATCAATAGGAGGAAGCATTTGACCTAAAGCACCATCAAACAGTCCACCAGTGTTACCCAGAAATCCGCCTTGGGTAGCTAAACCGGTAAGACCGCCGATACCCATTCCAGGTTGGAGAGCCATACCAGCAAGACCGCCGACACCCATCATGCCGCCGCCAAAAGGCCCCATGCTTCCTACGGGTCTATCACTGCCTTTAGGCTCTACAAGACCGGTAGCTTTTAAACCTGCGCCAACTAATCCGCCGATCATATCTAATAAAGCTTTTAATTATTCTAAGGGTTCAAACCCTCCTTCTCCATTTAAACGCTGGAGGATAATTCCATCTCCTTTTAAATCCCAGGTAAGGAGATCTCCTGGTTCCCATCCCAATGTCTCGATGACTTCTTCAGGGATGTTCATGATTAAATCGCCGTTTGCGTCTTCTTCGAGTTCAATGTAGTAACTCATTTGGCCAGTAACTTTTCCACAAGTTTATCAAGCTTAGTATTGATTTCGCTAAATTCGTTATTCATCCTTTCCATCTCGCGAATGTAGTCCTGTTTTAAGACATACTCCAGTGGTAGCCTGTCGATGCGATCTTCAAGCGTACGCATACGTCCAAAGACTTTACTGATAAACCATCCACACCCTGAGATACCGGCAATCGTAACTGCAACAATATGCTCCATGATTATTAGAATTTGCTAAGAAATATTTCTTACTTAGTAGTCTAGTTGAAGTTTGCCCCTCTTCATTAAACCAGTTACTAACCAAACTAATGCGTCGACACAGTCGTCATGAGAGCTAACACCAAAATTAGTTAACTCTTCAAACATTGTGGTGAAGTTACGATAACGATTAAAAATAATCTTGCGATCTTCAAACATTCCCATAATCCCACGGAAGCGAGCAAGCTTGTCAGACCTAAAACCTTTAACGGGGTGCCAGATTAAGTTGTAAAGATCTTCTTGTTCCAAGCACACACGTTTAAAGTCTGCTTCCAGAGATGCCTGGTACTGCACAGCTTCTGACCAAATGTCACACGTTGAATAAGTTGGGAAATATAAACCATCAGACTGCTTGCCAATAATTGACCAGTCATTAAGCAATTCTTTCATGGCATCGAGCTTTTCTAAGTTGCCCATGACACGCAACCTTCTGTAATCAATAATGTGAATTTTGTTTCCAATTCGACCCCCAAGAACCATAACGGTGTAATCATTCTTTTCTTTAACGCCAGCTGACAAGTCAACACCAACACCAAGACAATCAAACTCTGTGGCAATCTCAGCTTTGACAAGAAGTTCAGGTGCCAAAGACAGTTCGTTCTGTCTGACAATCTGATTCATGTACTGAAACGAAAACGCAATAGGGGCTTGCCTTTTCTTTTCTTTTAGATAATCTAAGCTCCACATGTCCGGCCAGTATGACTCTTCCTCCCCGGTCTCCTCATTATTTAAAATGGCAGACAACACAATCTGCATCCAGTTGTTCTGAGGACAAAATGTTGTCGCATGGATATCATCATGACGAAAACGAGTCCCCAAACAAATCGCCCGACCACCCTCAAACATCGTCGGAGCAATCACAGCATTCCAGTTATCCTGCATCATCTTGCGAATGTCTGGGTTGCCTATATCTGCGGCTGATTTCACAGGGTCATCAATTATCACAAGGTGAGAACGCTTCGAGGTCACAGAGCCTTTGAGACCTGCGGCGCATAAAGTAAATTGTTCTTCACCAGTGGTATCAATACCAGCAAACTTATGGTCGATTGACCAGTACTCATTGCTTGTAACGTTTTTGAGCAGCTTAACGGTAGGGAATACGTTTTGATATTTTTTTGATTCAATAATCCTTTTAATGGTTGCTGACTTAGAGCGTGCAATATCAACGGTATAACTCAGGTAAAGAATCTGCAGAGGCTTCTTAGCTAAGGTGTGTACACCAATAGCCCAGGCTGTGTACAAACCCAGGACAGTAGACTTAGCTGAACCCCGAGGACCAAGTAGATCAATATTCGGTCCTGCGATCTTAGTGAGGCAAGAGCTATTTTCATTGGTAACCAACTGTTGGTGCCAATGTTTATGATGTTCCGCAGGAGGTTTATCTGCAACATATTCGCAAAAGAAACCAAAGTCTTCTCTAGCCTTCTCATAGATTTCTTCTTGATCACTCTTGCGTATCCGGTGATTGGCTGCCGCAGCTTTTGCATTACGCCGATACGCTAAGTGAAGATGAGAAGGCACAAGAATACCTATTGATACTTAATAGTACCCTATTTGTCTTTACAATTGCAGTCCTTATGTTTCTTAGCAGCCTTAGCTGCCTTTAAACCTTTTTCAGCAGACTTTTCTGCTTTATCGCCATCCTTAGAACCGGACTTCTTTTTATAGTATTCCACCAATTGAGGTGGCATTTTTTTCTTGGCCATTACATGTACTTCCCTGCTAAGGGTTGTGCGGGATAAGGATTACCTCCTTCTGGGATCTCGTCCACAGGTCGGAAGTTATTGAAACCTGGATTAATCCGGCGATTCTTTTGAAGTGTCTGAAGGATGTTATTAATCGACTTATGCGTGAAGCCAGTTCCTTCAGTTTCAATAGATTCTTCCACAGATTTAATCTAGTCTTCAAATTGAATTCTAGCCCATACAGACATTGATGCTTCTTGTAATGGTCCTTCAATAGGATCATCTTTAAATACAGAAGCCAACTCACGTAATGCACGATCTGCTCCAGCCAGGAGTAAACCTTTTCTATCTTTAGAAGAAACAAACGAATCTACTTGGGCAATTGTGCCACGCAGTTCTTTTTGCATCTGCGCAATACGTGCCACTCCTGCATCACGTTTGACTGCATAGTTTTCAATATCTTCCCTGAGTTTACGAATATCTTCCTGCATCTCCTGGATTTCATGCAGAAGAACTTTATAGTGATCTGGCTTAGGGTATGTAGCTGACACCCAGTGGTCTACAGCAATAATGCTGCTTTCATAGCCCAAAAACTTGGCGTAGAGATACACCTGAATAGACGAAAAAGTCTCTTCCGCAAAAGCAGAGAAAGACTCTCTCGAAGCACTATCTAAATTGTCGAGCCAATGTTCAAAAACTTGGATATTAATATCAGAATCGATATCCCTTCTGCGATTGTTTGTAATCGCGCTCTTCGTCTTTTTCGCGGAACTGCTGTGATTGCTTGTTAGTTTCGCGTTGTTCAAAGGCTCCTTTCCCGATGGTTTCACGTTCTTCGTCACCTGCTTTTTCCATCTTACCGATAGAGAAGTCGTAGGCAACTTGCGCAGCTTTTTTATATTGGTCTAGATCAAACCAATCGTCATTTGCATACGTGTCATCGATATTACTGCTGGACATTTGCCTACGATCCTCTTAAATAAGTTAGATCAGAAATTGCCCATCATAGAAGCAAGGCCTTGTGCATAGACGTCACGACGTCCTTCAACAGACTTCTGACGTTGTTGGCGCTTCTTAGAGCCTTCGAGCTTATCAAGAAGAGCCTGGAAGGTAGTAAGGTCTACTGACGCATCAGCGTTGTAAGTTCCACCATCGCTAGATTGTGCCATGGGTATCAATAAGATTGCTTGACTTAATTATACTACTGAAACTAAATCTTTAGCTCCAGAAACCACCTAAGAAGCTACCAAACATCGTAGCCTCTTTGTTACGCTGGGCAACATCGCGTGCGGCCGCACCACGGATCTTTTCGCCTGCAACATTATATTCACCAGCAAGACGTGTATTAGCGGTGCTGTACTCACCGTTAATCTTGGCAACTTCAGCGTTACCTGCTTGCATAATTTTACCCAAAGCTAAACCATATTGACCACGGATTTTTTCACTGTCCGTTGTGGCTTTATAGCCCATGGCGGAGTCGTACATCCGCCAGTCTTTTTCTCGCTGTGTAGTAATGTCAGTACGCCAGCTAGCAGCGTCTTCGCTGTAGGTATTTATCGCCTGCTGGGTATCCCAGCCATAGGCAGAAGCTTCGTTCTGTAGATTCTGAATGCCTAATGAAGTGGCATTAACAGAATCCTGCAGTTGTTGTCCAATCTGCCCTTGTAAGCTAGTTAAAGTTGTATTAGCGTACAGGTCCCATTCAGCTTGAGTTAAACCTTGACCAGCAGCATTTGTTCCTACATAGGGAGATGGTTGGTCTTCTTTAGTAATAGTACTTTTGTTTTTGTTTTTGTTTTTGTCTTTATTTTTGTTCTTATCTTTATCCTTTTTATCATTACCTAAGCCTTTCCAGATATCTTTTAAATCACCTCGAATACTAGGTGTAATTGTAAAAGGGTTCTTATATTTTTCTTCAAAGGCATCAATCTGGTCGCTGAAGTCTTTATTCCCGTCAAGGGATAAACACTTCCAGTCATCTCCGTCTTTACAGTAATCTTTCCAATCTTTAGTTTTACGATTGCCGCCAATGTTAACAGATATGTTTTGCGTAGCCATTATTTAAAACCTCCTTTAGCACCTAGTCTAGCAAGGTAGTTATTAGTCATACCTTGGAGATTATTGATTGTTTCATTGGCAGCGTCGTATTTAGCTTCATCACCTAAGAAAACATCGTATCCTCTAAAACGTCCTTCTTCATCTTGAACAATAGGACCCATATAACTACGGTTAGCAAGATACGGACTCATATCTTTAGCAATGCCTTCAGGCCTACGTGCCATGTATTGAGAAAGATACTGCCGAGCTTCATTAGGATTATTTAAAACCCCAGCACGATCCATTTGACCGTATAAACGTTCTACCTCATCGTCTTCGCCATAACGGTTATAGCTTGCCAGGAGTTCATCCTGGATCATATCTTTAGATTTTGTTGGACCCATCTTGTAATTCAAGATGTCTTCAAAATCCTTCCGAAAATAATCATCATCCGGACGGATCCTGGAATTAACCATAGCCATTGCTGTGGCTTGGTC